GGGAGTGTGGGAAATGATTAAAAAACTTAAAAGATTCTATTCAAATGATGTTGAGCGCAACTGTTTTGTGACTTTTCATGTTGATAGCATCTTATGTAATGTGACTGGATATGTATCAATTAACGATAAATTTACTGTTCAAGAGGAGATATAACAATGAAAATCAAAGTTAAAAAAGAAATGAGATTAGATGAATTAATTAAATGGGCGCGAGAAAATCCGGATCTATCACAAGGAAAAATATTTTTTTCAACAGGATTTAGTGATGGATTCGTTCGTTTTCATCCAAATACAAATAAGTGTTCGACGTCAAGTTTTATTCCAATTGATATCCCCTTCATAGTTGATATTGAAAAAGAAGTAACGGAAGAGACTAAGTTTGATAGGTTGTTAGAGGTATATGAGATTCAAGAAGGAGTCTATAAATCCGCATTACACAAAGGTATCAGTTTGAACGAACGTTTTGAAGACGACAATATTTTTCCTACTAAAGCATTCTATATCTTAAACGATGACATGACGATGACATTGATTTGGAAAGATGGGGAGTTGGTAGAATGATGTTGAAATTTAAAGCTTGGGATAAAGATAAAAAAGTTATGAGTATTATTGACGAAATCGATTTTAATAGTGGGTACATTTTGATTTCAACAGGTTATAAAAGTTTCAATGAAGTAAAACTATTACAATACACAGGATTTAAAGATGTGCACGGTGTGGAGATTTATGAAGGGGATATTGTTCAAGATTGTTATTCGAGAGAAGTAAGTTTTATCGAGTTTAAAGAAGGAGCCTTTTATATAACTTTTAGCAATGTAACTGAATTACTAAGTGAAAATGACGATATTATTGAAATTGTTGGAAATATTTTTGAAAATGAGATGCTATTGGAGGTTATGAGATGACGGTCACCTTATCAGATGAACAATATAAAAAACTTTGTACTAACTTAAACAATTTATTAGATAAACTTCACAAAGCATTAAAAGAACGTGATGAGTACAAGAAGCAACGAGATGAGCTTATCGAGGATATAGCGAAGTTACGAGAGCGTAACGAAGAGCTGGAGAACATGTGGCGCACAGTCAAAAATGAATTGCTTGGAAGATACGAATTTTACCGTTTTAGACTTAACGAACTACAGATTGAGAGTAGAGCGAACAAGGCAGTAGCTATAAACATGGGAGCTAAAATCAACGCAAGTGCTATATTGTACCGAATGGACAAATTAGACGGAACAAATGAGTTCTACGAATTTTTAGGACAAATGGAGGATGACACTAATGAATAACCGTGAACAAATAGAACAGTCCGTTATAAGTGCTAGTGCGTGTAACGGCAATGACACAGAGGGATTACTAAAAGAGATTGAGGACGTGTATAAGAAAGCACAAGCGTTTGATGAAATACTTGAGGGTTTACCTAATGCTATGCAAGATGCACTCAAAGAAGATATTTATCTTGATGAAGCAGTAGGGATTATGACGGGTCAAGTTGTCTATAAATATGAGGAGGAACAGGAAAATGACTAACACATTAACAATTGATCAGTTACAAGAGTTATTACAAATACAAAAGGAGTTCGACGATAGAATACCAACTAGAAATTTAAATGACACAGTAGCTAGTATGATTATTGAATTTGTAGAGTGGATTAACACACTTGAGTTTTTTAAAAATTGGAAGAAACAACCAGGTAAGCCACTAGATACACAATTAGATGAGATTGCTGATTACTTAGCTTTCAGTTTGCAATTAACTCTGACTATTGTTGATGAAGAAGATTTGGAAGAAACTACTGAGGTTATGGTTGATTTGATTGAAAATGAAGTTACTTTACCTAAACTACATTCAGTTTATTTTGTTCATGTAATGCATACGCTAACAGAACAATTTGTAAAAGGTATTGATAATAGCATTGTACAAGTTTTAATAATGCCGTTTTTGTACGCCAATACTTACTATTCTATCGACCAACTCATTGACGCATACAAAAAGAAAATGAAAAGGAATCATGAAAGACAAGATGGAACAGCAGACGCAGGAAAAGGATACGTGTAAAGACATCTTAGATCGAGTCAAGGAGGTTTTGGGGAAGTGACACAATACTTAGTCACAACATTCAAAGATTCAACAGGACGTAAACATACACACATAACTAAAGCTAAGAGTAATCAAAGGTTTACAGTTGTTGAGGCAGAGAGTAAAGAAGAAGCGAAAGAGAAGTACGAGAAACAAGTTAAAAGGGATGCAGTTATTAAAGTGGGTCAGTTGTTTGAAAATATAAGGGAGTGTGGGAAATGATTAAAAAACTTAAAAATATGGATGGGTTCGACATCTTTATTGTTGGAATACTGTCATTATTCGGTATAACCGCATTGCTACTTGTTGTCGCATTGCCTATCTATACAGTGGCTAGTTACCAAAACAAAGAAGTACATCAAGGGACAATTACAGATAAATATAACAAGAGACAAGATAAAGAAGACAAGTTCTATATTGTATTAGACAACAAACAAGTCATTGAAAACTCCGACTTATTATTCAAAAAGAAATTTGATAGCGCAGACATACAAGCTAGGTTAAAAGTAGGCGACAAAGTAGAAGTTAAGACGATTGGATATAGAATGCACTTTTTAAATTTATATCCGGTCTTATACGAAGCAAAGAAGGTAGATAAACAATGATTAAACAAATATTAAGACTATTATTCTTACTAGCAATGTATGAGCTAGGTAAGTATGTAACGGAGCAAGTATATATTATGATGACGGCTAATGATGATGTAGAGGTGCCGAGTGACTTCGCAAAGTTTAGTGATCAGTCTGATTTGATGAGGGCGGAGGTGTCAGAGTAGATGATGTGGGAAATAGTTGCTATCGGTATCCTTATATTAATTACATTACTTTATGTAATATATACAGACAAAATTGAAGTGAGGGAGAAGATTGATGAATTAAAGCATGACATAAAAAGGAATGAAAAATTATTTGAAAATTATAAGAAAGAAAACAGACCAATCGAATATATTGTTGAGTTATATGATGGTGTGTATTTACAAGAAGAATATACAGGAGCATTTTCGAAAATGATAACACTTACTACAACTAGCAATGTTTTTGAAGCTAAATCATATGACAATTTATTTTTAGCTAAAATAGATGCTGAATTTCTGAGTGGTCGTGTATTAAAATATAAGCCGAATTTAGAGGTGATTGAATAGATGATGTGGTTCATCATAGCAATTATATTACTAGTCATCTTATTGTTTGGTGTAATGTTGCAAGCTGAACAGTTAAAAGGTGATGTGAAAGTTAAAGAGCGAGAGATAGAGATATTAAGAAGCAGATTGAGACACTTTGAAGATTAAACATATTTGTACGGAGGGTATTCATGACTAAAAAGAAATACGGATTAAAATTATCAACAGTTCGAAAGTTAGAAGATGAGTTGTGTGATTATCCTAATTATCATAAGCAACTCGAAGATTTAAGAAGTGAAATAATGACACCATGGATTCCAACAGATACAAATATAGGCGGGGAATTTGTACCGTCTAATACATCGAAAACAGAAATGGCAGTAACTAATTATCTTTGTAGTATACGAAGAGGTAAAATCCTCGAGTTTAAGAGTGCAATTGAACGTATAATCAACACATCAAGTAGGAAAGAACGCGAGTTCATTCAAGAGTATTATTTTAATAAAAAGGAGTTAGTAAAAGTTTGTGATGACATACACATTTCTGATAGAACTGCTCATAGAATCAAAAGGAAAATCATATCTAGATTGGCGGAAGAGTTAGGGGAAGAGTGAAATTGGCAGTAAAGTGGCAGTTTTTGATACCTAAAATGAGATATTATGATAGTGTAGGATATTGATTATCTTACTGCGTTTCCCTTATCGCAATTAGGAATAAAGGATCTATGTGGGTTGGCTGATTATAGCCAATCCTTTTTTAATTTTAAAAAGCGTATAGCGCGAGAGTTGGTGGTAAATGAAATGAACGAAAAACAAAAGAGATTCGCAGATGAATATATAATGAATGGATGTAATGGTAAAAAAGCAGCAATTTCAGCAGGTTATAGTAAGAAAACAGCAGAGTCTTTAGCAAGTCGATTGTTAAGAAATGTTAATGTTTCGGAATATATTAAAGAACGATTAGAACAGATACAAGAAGAGCGTTTAATGAGTATTACAGAAGCTTTAGCGTTATCTGCTTCTATTGCTAGAGGAGAACCTCAAGAGGCTTACAGTAAGAAATATGACCATTTAAACGATGAAGTGGAAAAAGAGGTTACTTACACAATCACACCAACTTTTGAAGAGCGTCAGAGATCTATTGACCACATACTAAAAGTACATGGTGCGTATATCGATAAAAAAGAAATTACTCAGAAGAATATTGAGATTAATATTGGTGAGTACGATGACGAAAGTTAAATTAAACTTTAACAAACCATCTAATGTTTTCAACAGAAACATATTCGAAATACTAACCAATTACGATAACTTCACTGAAGTACATTACGGTGGAGGTTCGAGCGGTAAGTCTCACGGCGTTATACAAAAAGTTGTACTTAAAGCATTGCAAGACTGGAAATATCCTAGGCGTATACTATGGCTTAGAAAAGTCCAATCAACAATTAAAGATAGTTTATTCGAAGATGTCAAAGATTGTTTGATAAACTTCGGTATTTGGGACATGTGCCTTTGGAATAAGACTGATAACAAAGTTGAATTGCCAAACGGCGCAGTTTTTTTGTTTAAAGGATTAGATAACCCAGAGAAAATAAAGTCGATAAAAGGCATATCAGACATAGTCATGGAAGAAGCGTCTGAATTCACACTAAATGATTACACGCAATTAACGTTGCGTTTGAGGGAGCGTAAACACGTGAATAAGCAAATATTTTTGATGTTTAACCCAGTATCTAAACTGAATTGGGTTTATAAGTATTTCTTTGAACATGGTGAACCAATGGAAAATGTCATGATTAGACAATCTAGTTATCGAGATAATAAGTTTCTTGATGAAATGACACGACAAAACTTAGAGTTGTTAGCAAATCGTAATCCAGCATATTACAAAATTTATGCGTTAGGTGAATTTGCTACACTAGACAAATTGGTTTTCCCTAAGTATGAAAAACGTTTAATAAATAAAGATGAGTTAAGACATTTACCTTCTTATTTTGGATTGGACTTTGGCTACGTTAATGATCCTAGTGCTTTTATACATTCTAAAATAGATGTAAAGAAAAAGAAATTATACATCATTGAAGAGTATGTTAAACAAGGTATGCTGAATGATGAAATAGCTAATGTCATAAAGCAACTTGGTTATGCTAAAGAAGAAATTACAGCAGATAGTGCAGAACAAAAAAGTATAGCTGAATTAAGGAATCTAGGACTTAAAAGGATTTTACCAACCAAAAAAGGGAAGGGCTCGGTTGTGCAAGGGTTACAATTCTTAATGCAATTTGAAATCATTGTTGATGAACGTTGTTTCAAGACTATTGAAGAGTTTGACAACTACACATGGCAAAAGGACAAAGATACAGGTGAATATACCAATGAACCAGTAGATACATACAATCATTGTATCGATTCGTTGCGTTATTCAGTGGAACGATTCTACAGACCGGTTAGAAAACGCACAAATGTCAGTTCGAAAGTTGACACAATAAAATCTCTAGGATTATAGGAGGGAACAAATGTTAAAGGCAAACGAATTTGAAACGGATACTGATTTACGAGAAAACAGAAATTACTTGTTTAACG